ATGCAGTAATAGTTCGTGCCGCCGCTTGACACAAGGTCGCCAATGACATACGGGGTCGCGACGTTGTAGGCCGCCGGGCTTCCCGCCTGCAGCGTCGCGCCCTGCGTATGGAAGCGCATGTACTGGTTTCCAACCTCAAGCACCATCGTCTGCGTAGTGCTGTAGGTAAACGGAATCAACCTAGTTCGCTTGGTGCTGTCCTTGACCGGAGCAACGAACTGTGTGCCTGGACGATTTTCGGTCGGACCTTGCGGCAATGCAATGAAGTTCAGCATCTTGGCTGCGCCAGTCTGAAACTTCACGTCATCAATGCGGCCAAACATCTCTGGCGAAACTTCACCTCCAGCGAACGAGCGGCTGTAGATCCTTGTGCTAGGCATGGTTCAGCGTCCTGCAATCCACCCGGTGATGTGTTCGGGCTTGATGTTGCGTTGGTTGGCGTCGCTCATGCGGGCTTGCTGCAGATATCCCACCATCATCTGCGTCTGCCGCTTGCTTTCGGATGCACCTTGATCGCCCTTGATGACCGGGCCTGCCAGCATCGCCGCCAGGTGGTGCGACAGCGCCATCACAAAGAGCGGATCGAACTTGGTCGGGTCGCTGATGAGCGCTTGGTAGCGCAACAGCGCGTTCTCCTGATCGGTGTACAGCACCTTGTTGCCGTTCGTGTCCGTCTCAATGCTGTACGTCTGCGGCACATAGCGCCCGGCTGCAACGAGCGGCGCGTAGTTGTGCAGGAAGTCGGGGTTGTCACTCGGCGTGAACTTGGCCGAGTAGTCGTTTTCGGCGTCGTGCGGCAGCACGCTGACGGCGACCATCATGTCGCCAGGAACCGCGTACGCATACTTCCACATGCTGTACGGCATCGTCACCGACGCAAGCAGTGCGCGTCGGCTGGCGAAGTTCCAGTTGTGCATCTGGAGAAGGCTGTCACGCGCAATGGGGTAGAACCGTGCGCAGTGCTCCGCCTGTGCAGACCCCTCAGGCGGGTCGATGCTGGCGATGCTTGCGTCATCGCCGAGGTGCGCGAGGGCCAGATTGCAGATCTCTACGACGCTTGCCAAGGTGGCCTCCTAGTCATAGAGGGGCGCCGGGTTGTGAGTCCGACGCCCCTCTGTTTCATCTAGCTGACATCAATCGTCGCTCTGGAGTTCCCGAGCCGGGCGACCACGGCGGCGGACCACCGGGGTAACTGCGGGTTCGTGATCTTCCTGCACAGCCGGCTTGTCGATGTACTCAAGGTTGCCGTTGTGAGGACCGTTGTACTCAAAGACATCGTTCTCCTGACGGAGTCCGTTGTCAACAAAGCAAACGACCTTTGCGCGAACTCGTGCCATGTCAGTTCCTCACTCAAATGACGCTGAAGCCGCTGGCGTAGAACTTGCGGCCATCCTGGATGTCCATGACAACGTATGCACACACGCTGCCGGTGGTCGGGGTGCTGCCAACCGTGGTGTATCGCGCACCGATGTACCGCTGACCAGTAGACAAGAGCTGCGGATTGAACCGCACAGCAAACTGCGCGTTCGCGGTGAGGCTAGCAAGCGGAACGGCACCAGAGGAACCGATCACAGTCACGCCAGTTGTAAGACCAGCGTTCGTTGCGCCAATGATCTCGAACGTCAGCGAGGTCAGGGTGTTGTATGCCGCAACGCACGTGAAAATCATAAACAGATCCGAACCTTCGCCAATGTCACGGGCGACCGAAAGGTCAATCGTGTCGGTCGAAAGGACGGGCGTACCGGAAACAGGAAGCGCCGCCTGTCCGGTAGCGACACCGGACGCGGGGACAGTTCCAGACACAACGAGGAAATTGTCAAGAATCATGGTTAGTTCCTTCTTTCGTATTGATTGGAGCTATCAGCTCACCACACCTTCGGTGTTGATGATGGCATCGACGCGACGCAGCGGGACGCCCTGGAATGACAGGTAGGCAGCCGGAGTACCGAACTGCGACAGGCCCTCGTTGACCTTGAGCACGTACTGGCTCTTGTCGAGCGCAGCGATGGCAAGACCCGAGTGAACCGTGCGGTTCATGTAGAACGCCGCACGACCCATCGACATGTTGGGCAGGCGGTACAGGGCGCGGCTCATCAGCTTGATGAGAGCGGTAGCAGCCGTCGAGGCCTGCGTGACGCTCTGCGCCATCAGGTCGGTCGTGTTGATGTTGCAGATGCGCACGACGTAGCGCCAGTCCTTGACCACCAGACCGTTCTTCCACTGGTAGCGGGTGGCATACGCCTGAAGACGGCTGCCATCGCTGTTGTAGACGGTCTGTTCGCCGAGGTCTTCGTGCATAAGGCCAGCGCTGCTGCCCTTAGGGAACGGGCAGTAGACGGTGTTGTCGCCCCACACAACGAGGTACACCGAGGTGTTCGCAGTGGCATCCGAACCGCCAGCGTTCAGAATGTTCTGCGAGTTGTTCGGCGAGCCGGCGCCGATGTCCGAGTAACGCGGCGCGAGGCCGAGGAACTGCTTCGGATCGGTGGCGGGGTTGCCGTAGAACATGGTGGTCGCCATGGTCTGGTTCATGGCCTCAAGGAAGGCCACGTCCTCGGACAGACGGAACTGAGCGGTGTTGCCGTTCAGCATCGCCAGATCCTTGTCCACCTCGCTGCGAGCTTCCAGCATGCCGCAGGCTTCGTCAACCTGAGCCGTGGTGCTCTTGCTGTTGGGGATGCCCTGGTTCAGCGCACGCCAGTAGACGGTGGGCAGACCAGTGCGGATCACGACGCGGTCGCCGGTGGGCAGGTTGCCCTCCTTGAAGACGCAGTCCTCAAGGATTTCGTTCGACTGCGAGAGGAGTTCCGCGATGACCGGGACGCGGCCATCCGGATCGGTGCGCTTCGCCCAGTCGGCGAGCGTCAGATTCGATGCAGAGATAAGTGCCATGTGTCAGATTCCTTGTGTAAGGGGTTACGAGTAGAGAGCATTCGCCGCGTCATCGAACGTCATCGGACCACGTGCCTTGGCGGTGGTCGCGCTGCCGCCGACGAAACGGTCTTCACTAATTGCCTTGCCTGCGCGGAAGAACAACCGGATGACTTCCGGGTGGTTGCCCAGGCCCGACGTGTTGAGCAGGTCGCGGAGTTCGGGGGTGCCGAACGCATCCAGCGCCTTCTTCGCAACCGACAGGTTCTCAGCAAGCGCAGGCCCGCCGAACTCCTTGTCGCTCGTGGCCGACTTGGTCCACTCGTTGCGAACGGCCTGAATCTGGGCTTCCTGCCGCTGGGCCATCTGTGGACCCATGCGGTCGAGGAGCTTCTGCGCGGCTTCTTGGCTCAGTCCGAGTTCACGAGCCACTTCCGAGTACGCCGTAATGGTCTCACCGTCGAACTCGCGTCCTTCGGGAGCCTTGAACTCGTACTTCTCAGGCACAACGGGCTTGTCCTCGGCGGGTGCCTTGGTTTCGGCCTTCGGTGCCTGTTCGGTGGTTGGAGACTCGCTGCCCTTAGCGGCCTCGCCGGCAGGTGCAGTCTGAGTTTCGGTCGCCTTCTGCCCATTCCCGTAGAGAACCTCCGCCACGTTGACGGGGGCTGCGGGAGTCGCGGATGTTGGCGAGCTGTCAGGGGTCGTTGCGCTCGCCGTCATCGTTGGTTCGTTCATTCGTTAGTTCCTTCATCATCACCGGATACAACTCCGGGCATTGAGTGTGAATAATACCGAGAAGTTGCAGTCCGTAATTCCGGTTTCCTTCTGCAAACGCCATTGACATGGAGTTTGTGTTGAACGAACTGCGGAATACGCCTGCTCGGTCCATGAGCCGCCACACGATGCGGCGGCCTCGCTTCGATGACATCAGCCACTTGACGTCATTCTCCTCGTTCTCACGAGCGATCCGCTCGCGTAGTTCGCGGTCGGCCTTCGCCTTCTCTTGGCCGCGCAAGTCGAGAGGATCGTAGTTGGTCATTGGCGGAATGTATCCCTGTCAATCGCCGTAGAGCATCGTTGCCGCGCTGCCAATCGTGTTGCGAGCGTCAATCGACAGGTCGGTGATTTGCAGTTCGACTCCAGATTTGATTCCGCCCTCTACCATTGTCGCGCTCGTCTCCTTGACGTAGGCACGGGCGGTGATTGTCACCTCGGTGCCAAGTCGCATTCTGGCCGTAATTCCAAGTTTGGCAAGTTGTTCGGCTTCAAGTTCGATGCAGAGATCCTCTGGATACATCTCCTCGCCATCGCCCTCTGGTTCAATCTTCATGCTGACCATTGCCATTGTGTTTCCTTTCAATAGTTCGTCATGGGATTTAGCTGCCGCGAACCTCGTTGACAGTCACGATGACGGACGGAATGTTGGGCCTCGTCGGCGATGTCAGGCTGTTGGCAAAGTAGATTGACACATCCGCGTCCGGCGTAGACCACATGATCTGCACGTACTGGTTCTCTGTCAGTGACAGGAACGTATTCCACGATGCCACGACGAAACCGTCGCCGCCGGCGTGCGTCTTCGGCACAGTAATGCGCGTGTTGCTGTCCGCAACATCAACCCCATTGACACGGAACCAAATGTCAACGTTGGCCTCTTGGCTATCAGCATTGCGCAACTGGGCGCTGAACTGCA